CCGATGCAAGGCTCGCGGAAGTCGCTTCCGGTTGCGACTCGGCAAACCATTGCGTACTCGTCAGACCAAAGTTGACCGACAGCAGCCGTCTGGCCTTCCTTGGCAGTGTTCTTAGAACCACCGGCCACAATGATGTAGTCGAGATCGAAAACCATCGCCAACATTTCAACCGTCATCTCCTTGGCATTCGAAGCGTAGCCCGCTCCAGATGCCTCGATAGCGTCCAGCACTTGGGCGCATCGACGAAGATTGCGGAATACCTTCTTGTTGATTACAAGAGCGTTGGCCCAAAGGCCTGATCCATCGTAAACCTTTCGCACGGCTGCTTCGACATCAGTCAAAGGCGTTGCGTTCGCAAGGTCGTCCCACTCGTTGGTAATCCCAGTTGTTAGCGATGAACCAGTCCAAGTGGTTGCGTTGAAAATCAAGTCTGCTGCGCGTTGCTCCGCATTGCGAAGAACGGCATTGTAGGCGCGAGCCGATGAAATCAATTCCGAGTCGAAGTACTCTGCGTACATCTGCGACTCGCGATCATCGATCGGTTCTTCCGCACCATGTTCTTCGCATGCGTAGGTAGCTGGATCAAACGTGAAGTTTCCACGGCTGTAACCAGCACCAGGAGCCCGGCGTGTCTCTCGCTGTTGCAAGAGTTGCGCCAGTGGGATCTTCCCGAAGTTTCCAGCCTGTGACGCTACGTCGACAACTGGGAGGACTTTGTTTGCAATGTAGCCTTGCTGGTCCATCTCAAGATCGAAAGCCATAAAGCTCTCTGCAAGATCTGGCCGAAGGCTTGATAAAGCTGAACTAGGACTTGGCATCTCTGCATCTCTTTTCACCCTTTGCAAATAATGTGTCGAACCGAAAAATAAAAGCCAACTGGGATTGGTGGCCACCGCACCCAGTCAGCGCAAAGGGTCTAATTAGGAAGCCGCAGTATCGCCGTGGTTTCCGTAGAGAACCTCAATAATGTCGTTATCAGCCGTTGCAGCTTCGAGAGCTGTCCCGACTTGGAATGCCGTGGTCTCGGCAGTGTCTTGAACCTTGCCGCCTGCTTCGGTGTAAAGCGTTGCGCCAGCGGCAACAGCTTCCTTGGCGATCATCTTGTGCGTGCCCGCAGCCGACCGAAGCCGAACTGGAACAACATCACCAGAGGCAGCCGCACGCAAAGCGGTCCCGATCTCCTTCTCAGCGAGACCGGCAGCAGTGATCGTCCCGCCCGATCCGAGTAGCACTCGACCGTATTGCGGAATCGTTCCAGCGGCGACGAATGACTTGGTGCCGCTTTCATCAAATTGACTCATATCCCTTGTTCCTTACGAATGAATTGATTTGGTTGATAATCGATTGGACGGATCGAAGTTGAACTACCGCCGCTGGCTTGCCTTGACGAATCGCTCGCGCAGGCCTGGATTCTTTCGGTTGGCGTTCATCAAAGCCTTCTGGCGGTTTCCACCACATGCCTTGAGTTCGCTATTGAAAGCCGCATGCCATGAAGCGACAACATCGTCTTCATCGGAGTCATCGGTGCATGCAGGATCTTCTTCGTCCTTTGGCATGTCCTCTGCTTTGATCCGCAGTTTGTTTGGCTTCACGCCTGGCTTGGCCTGCTTGCGAGCAGCATCTTCCATGCGAGCTTGCAGAAGGTCCATGTAGCTCTGCTGAGCTTCCATCATCGAAAGGTTCTTTTCGACGCAGCTTAAAATCCAATCGCTCCCGGCTTGCGAAAACTTGGCTTTCAGTTCCGTAGCAGTTGCCGGTTTTGTTGCAGTGGCTTCCACGTGCAAATCTCCTTCGTTACGAGTAACCGGCATCGCCGGACTTGACGATCCCGGAGAAACACTCTCCGAGAAACTTCGAAACGCAGTCTCGAAATCTGAGACCGCATCAATAAGACCCATTTCCTTAGCCTTGGCGGCCAAATGGACCCTTCCATCTGCGATTGCGGCGACCTGTGCAATTTCCATCTTGCGACCTTCAGAGACCGCATCGAGGAAGAACGTATTGAGACCGTTGACGATGACTTGAATCGAAGCAAGTCCTTCGTCGGTAATCTCGGTCCCCGGCGTGTCGAAGCCTTTCATTGAGCCCGCACGAAGAACGTGGACCGTGACGCCAGCTTTCTCCGCTGCTTTGCTTGAATCGGAGACAACGCAGAACGTTCCGATCGATCCGACCAACGCCATTTCATTGGCTTCGATGGACTGGCATTGACTTGCCAGCCAGTAAGCAGCACTCGCCCCGAGATCGTTGATATAGGCCTTGGTTGGCTTCTTGCTTCCAGCCGACCGAACGCAGTCCGCCAGCTCTTTGGTTCCGGCAACCGTACCGCCCGGGCTTTCAATCTTCAGCATGATTCCCTTGACCTTGGAATCGGCTACTGCCTGATTGACCAATCGCCTTGCAAGCAACGTTGACGTTCCCGATCCCATTGACGGAACCTGCTTCATCATCGGCCCGCAGATGTTGATAATTGCAATGCCGTCGATGATCGTCATCTGGTAGTTGTCGGCCTCTGCAATGGCATCACTTACGCTATCGGATTGCAAGTGGGCCACTAAGTCGAAGCGAGAGAACATCTCTTGCAGTGCGCGTGCCGATGGTTCGTGAATCGCCCACTGGCCTACCCAGCAATCGAAGTACGGAACGAATTGCTTTTGCGTATTAAATTCGAAGGTCCGCGTTACCGCTGGTACTGGATCATTGATTTCCATTGGATGCCTCTTTTCCGTTCTGCTTTGCTGGAGTCGCTGCAATCGGCATCGACAAGTTGAGACCGTCAGGAGTTGGCAGGCTGATAATCTCTCGCCAGTGAACCTTCGTGTCGTTCTCTCCGAGCTTCGAATTGATCAATGCCGCCATCTTGATAGCGCGATTGATCGCATAGCCGTTGTCGTCAATCGTCTCGTCGGCAATCTCTTCCCAGTCTTGCGACAGCTCACCATGCAATCGCCGTGGGCTGGTCAGTCCATTGCGAACTCGCAGGAGTTGTCCCGCGGCTTCGTCAAGCGGATTGATGTACGGCCACGCTGGAAGCCTCCAGGAGTTGGCGTAGAACTTCTTTCCAAGCCTCTGTTGTGCCGCTGCCAAAACCGGATCGTCGGCAATCCACTGCTCAAGCTTCCAGCGGTAGATCGGCCTGTGCCACTTGTCACGGAGCCCTCGCTGGATCTTGCGGAAGCCTCTTCTAGCTTCGTCGATCGCAATTCGTGCGCCCGAGTAGTTGGAATCGCTTCCGTCCATCATCACCATGACGAACGGCATCCCGAGGTTGATCCCGATCATGGTCAGCAGGAGTTTGGCGTGTTCGAAGTAGTTCGTGTTCGGAACATCGGGCGAGAATCCCTCGAACGATTCACCTGGAGCCCCTTTGAGTTCCGCCCCGGGTTCTAGGTTGTCAATGAGCCTATCGCCGCCAGCGGTCTGTTCAATCTCAGTCGATCCGTAGCTTGCCGAAGTGGATGGTAGCCCCGCATCGGACTTCAGCTCTCGCTTGCGGAAGATTGCAAAACAGCTTACGACCTGAGCCTGCACGACCTTGGCAAAGTTGACATCCTCGAACATCCCCGAGATTTGGAAGATTGGAGCCAATGCCGTGACGCCGCGAGTAGCACTGACCCGAAGCGGGTTGTAAAAGTGGAATGCTTGGCGAACACCATTAGCATCGCGAACTTCATAAGCCGTTGATTCCTGCGAGGATGCCGTCCGCTGCGGATCGGAGGATTCCTTGCGAACGTGATAGCGAACTCGCCTGCGAACATCATTCAGCTCTACACCGATGACAATTCCTTTGTTTTTGGATTGGCCTTTTGGATTGCGGACTAAGTGACCTTCAATCATCTGGATCTGGCCGTCTTCAGTTCCAAGTGCGAAGACATCGCCATCGCGAAGCATTGAATGAACTGCAATCTGCTCTTGCTCTTGCCAAGTCAGCTCGCCTGCAATGTCGCAAAGCTCTGGATCTTCGGTGAACTCTTGCCATCGGTAATAGAGTTCGGCGTCTAGTTTTGAGTCGCCAGTGTTCGGGCAAAGCGTGAAACCGCTCGATACGATATTCGTTGCCGACCGCTCAATGGTCTTTCCCAGAATGTTGTCATTACGTTCGGCATCCCGAGACTTTTCGATTAGCTCCAGATATTGCGTCTCATTGCGCAGGTGGTAGTCGGCTGAGCCACCTTGAGGAGCAAGCCCAACGCGTGTGCGGACAAATCGCGAGGACTTCATTGCGTCGTAGTCCGCACGCAATGTATCGAAATTCGCCATCAATCCCGAAGGCTTACCGCCGCGCATGTCTGAAGCTCAAGTACTTGACCGAATCGGAAGCCGAAGC